CTTGTGACTAAGACAGGTAACTGATTAGTTACCAAGGTTATGACCAGAGTTTTAAAAACTCGGGTTGGTCGCCTCTTGTTCCAACTTTTATTATGGTGTATTTTGGGGTCAGTAGACATGAAATAATTGTCTGCATCGCCTTAATATATCCTCTAATAAAAGCCACGCAAGATAAAATAGATCACCATAATTATTAATGAAAAATTTCAAAAATAATAAGTCTCGATCTGGACGAAAAATAGATCAGGAAAGGAAAATCCTATTTAACACCCAAGTACGCCACTTGTTAAAATGGCTAATCAAGACATATGGTGTTTCTACCGATGTCTGGAACCCTTCATGTAGGTATATGCGCTTTCTTGAGCACATGTATTTTCATAAAGGATTAAAGACTACCATACAACGAATTAAATATGACCGTCTAAAGGTTTTAGAATATCTTTCAGGTTGTTCACCTAAAGGATTTTCCTTAACCCATGATGGTCTACCTAAGAAGTTATATGGTCTTATTCCTTATATTAGAAATAAGAGTATCTTAGAAATAAGATACTGTTTATCTCTTTTATATAGTTTAAGACGGTTTAACCTTCCCCTTGATCCTGATTTGGAGACTGTAACGTCTCCATTTAAGGGTCAATATTATGAGTGGATATTTAAGTATTTACCGGGTTTCTCGAAAGCCGTTGTAAAACGACTTCCTAGGCGCCTTAAAAATGGTAATAAACTTTTATTCCCTTCATGGGAAGGGTTTCATCTTACGACAAATTCTGGTCCTACCGGAAATCAAGCTTTAGTTAGCTGTCTTCAAGATTTAGTTAATATTCCTAAATCTTTAGCTAACTCAATTTTGAATTTCGGTGGGACAGAGCTTTCGGACAAGATGGACCTTTGTTATCGTCATCTTTCTGAACTTTCAGCAATAATGAACCAACCTCTTAAGGGTAATAATACCACCTTTAGGAGATTAGTTGCTATTCCTGATTCAGAAGGAAAGACTCGTTTGATTGCAATAGGAGACTATTGGTCTCAAACTTGTCTTAAACCTTTCCACAGTTACCTTAATACTGTGTTGAGATCAATTCCTCAGGACCAAACCTTTAACCAAGGTGAGGGCTTAAAGGAATTGCCTTTTAGTTCAGATAGAACATACTATAGTTTTGATCTTACCGCTTTTACGGACAGGTTACCTATCAAGATATTGGTAGGATTCCTTACCCATAATTTCGGTTTATCAAAAGCTTTAGCATGGTATGATATTTTAAATGGTTATGACTTTGAGTATAAAGACCCTAAGGGGTTTCATAACAACATTAGATATAATGTTGGAAACCCTATGGGATTTTACACCTCTTGGCCTTTAACCACTTTATGTCATCACTTTTTAATTTATGTTTGCTGCCAAGAAATTAATATTTCTTGGTATAAGGCAAATTATAAATTATTAGGAGATGATATTATCATTTTCGATGACGATCTAGCATCAAAATACATGGAAATTATTTCACTCATTGGAATGGACATTCAATTTCAAAAATCTCATATAGGTAATTCACTATTTGAGTTTGCGAAGCGATTGTTCACTCCTTTTGGTGAAATAAGTCCTTTTCCTATTAAAGCTGGACTAAGTGAATCCAAATCTTACTTTGGATTCATAGAACTTCTTAGTCTTCACTTTAGTAGGGGTTGGATTCCATGTACTTCGATTTTAGATGCTGTTTGTATATTTTATTCTTCTCACCCTTTTCCTTTTAGGAGTAAATCCAGAAAGAAGAGGGAGATTAAGATAAAGTATTCCAAAATGTTGTTCAATAGATTGAGAGGATATGACGAGTCCTTAAATCTCGTAAGAGAGATTCAGAGGGATCACGATTATCCTCAACTATCATGCAATATGGTTAACAAAGCGAAAGCAATGTTAATCAATTGTATTGTTCAAACATTTGAAGAAGCAGCAAGTTCCTACTATGGTGATTTACAAATGAGACTCGAAAGAGCTCTTTTATATTTCACTTCAGAGGAAAGATGCAATCCGGATGTTGTTTATGCACATCCTTATGCTTTCGTTTATGGAAAATATGTTGAAGAATCATATTTATCACAAATGAAGCAAGCATATGATTTTGATGTTCTATATGGTGGGGAATGGTTACCCTACTTTAAGACTTTAAAATCATCTGATGCTAATATAATTTTTAGTAATAAAAATTATGTTAAGCAAACTGCATCTAATCCTATCTTGTTACGGAAATTACTTGAATCTTGCCATATTTTGGCAAAATCTGAGTATTTATCGTAACCATAAGTCTTGGTAAATCCAAGATTCCTATGTTACAGTAGGATCTGGTGTGCGGACACTATTAAGTAATGAAC